GCAACAACTGAAGTTTTTGTTTATAGTTTGAGCGCCGTAACTCAAGCTACTGTTACAATTACTTATACGGCAACAAATAAAAAAGATATACAGTCCATTATAAAAACATAGGAGAAAGAAATGGCAATGGTAGACGGGGATTGGTCGATTAACAGATCGACTGGAGACATTAGGTATATTGGTGATGATCATATTGGTGTTTCGCCTAGTTATGCCACAGTTATTGAGTTTCACAGATGGTTACAAGATTTTGCTGACGATGCTAGTTACAGTGGAGACGACGAGCTAGACATCACTGACAGCACACCATCGGATAGATCAACTGACAATATTATCACTCTTTTAAATGGGTATAACATTGACGACGCAAGTTCAGAGCACCTTTATGATGGAACTATTGAGCAGGCTGGCGGAGACGATATTTATGATGGACTAGTTGTTATTGGAAACTCTGACAATGTTCAGATTATTCAAAACGGCGCTGTTCTTGCTGACGATTGGTGGAACAATGATCCAGACACGTTAGGTTTTGGGCTAAATTCAAATGGAAACGCTGGTATTTCTCACAGGTTCATGATCAAGGTTAGGTCTGCAGGTGCAGATGTTGATGGTCGTAGATTAATCGGAACGCTTAGAAATTTCGGTAAAACATATACTGAATTCGCCATCAACACGGGTACATCTAGAGGTAACAACGTACTTGCATTGAGTGAGTCAGACGACCTCAATAACCAGACAGCATCGGGAACTGTTGCTACTTATGATCAGTTTGCAAACGACAATGAGGGTTATTTTTCTCAAGATGTTGACAACGACACTACTAACGAGAATTATTATTCTAACTGGGATATTGGCGGCGGAGCTACTCCAGCGTCACCATCTATAAATGATCTTTATGAATATACAAAATATTTAACTAGGGAAAGTTCTGCATCTACTCTTTACGGATTAAACGGAGAGCTTTTTAGAGGCATCACGCATGAAATTGATGTCGATGGTGCAACAGGAACGTTCAGTGCTTTTGAGGCAGTTTCTTGGACGGGCGGTACGGGTCAATTATTAGCGATTGATTCACCAACAGCGGGAACAAAAATTTATATTCAATTACTAACGGGTGTTGTCCCTTCTGATAATGATGTAATTACAGGTGGCGGCTCTTCAGCAACAGTAGCGGCGGAATTAACAGGTGGTTCTATCACGGAAAGATCTATATCTACTCCGTTTATTGGAGCATCAACAGGTTCGGCAATTATTGGTGCCTATGGTATCAACGTTGATAGTGCGGACCTTACATCAAGCGATACTCTTTTTGACTTACTAAATGCTCAGGTTAATCCACCTAACAATGTTACTTTTACAGTTAGTGGGCTTATCTCTAGTGAAGACAGAGTTTTAGTGGGGCCTGAAGACGGAAGTGGTGGTTTAGATTACGATCAAATGTTAGTTTCAGGGCCAGTAAGTGGTGCAGCTATTACAACATTAACGATGCAATCGGCTATTCCTGTGGACACCCCATCAAGTGGAACAATAAGGGTTCAGAGAGATAGCGGTTTATACTCTCTGATTAGCTATTCTGCTTATTCTGGAAGTGCTTTTACAATTACTTCAACGGATTTTTCTACAGATAACGTTGCCAACGGGAACTTTTCGTTTGTAAGTTATATAGACA